CGGTATCCATATAGTAGAAAGTTCTTTTGTCTTCCCAACACCTATGTATTATTTTCTTTTTAAGGATTCCCCTTAATACTATCGGTCTTTTCGATTCTTCGTAGACAAATAGGTCTGTATCAAGCGTCTGGAAGCCACAGCCAGCAGCGAACATATTAATATATTCGTCTTCGTCACCCTTACTTAAAAATAACCAATCGTTCATTTGATACTTTCATCAATGTTGTGCTGTAGACAATATTCTGTATAGATCCTCTCGCGATGCCATTCGTCGCCCATTGGAGTAGTAGCAAATTCATGGAAGCTAGGAGTACCTAATGTATAGTGTAAAAGTTTTGCACCCGGATTGGCTCCATATTCGTCCGGCAACCAATTCCATTCGATAGGTAGTTGTCCCACTAAATTCGCATCTAACCAGGTGAATCGATGCAGAGTAGCACCGGTAGCAGATTGTATAAACTCAGGAGTTACAGATCTATTGGCGGGATGACCGCAATTCCAAAGTATCACACTGCTCCAATTCTTGCAGGGATAATTTTCATTTTTAGAACCAAGATATTTTTCAGTCATTTTGGTTTGATAATTGTGTTTGACTACCATCACTGCTTTTGAATCATCACGTAATGACCATAGTTTTTCTATGTCATCTCTTAACAACATATCACCGTCCATAAAAATAGCCCATCCTTTATATTCCATGAGATGCGGCACTAGAAATCGACTGTAAATGAAATGATTGCTACCGTCTGTGTGCTGTTCTTTATAGTCTTTTAATATATTTAGAGCCAGAGGTGTTATTGACACAGGGTGGCTCGAATGCCTAATAATGCTGTTTGTACACACATGATATGCGATAGCTTCTCGTGGGTCAAACCCGATAAAAATTGGAATCATTTTCGTTCTATATCCTCTTCTATACAATTTTTGCCGTATTGTATTTCAATAATTTTCAATGGTTGGTCTGTTTCGTTAGATAGTTGATGCCATTCTGTTTGTCTAATATGCACATGTTGAAACTGTTCATAAATTCCTAATAATTCTTCGTCGGTGGATGCAGAATTAACTGTATAGACTGTGGCTGTTCCCTCTGCCACAAACCAATGTTCTGCGCGATCTTTGTGTCGTTGCATGGATAATCTTTTGCCGGGATCTACTGTTAATTCTTTTAATTTTACTTCATGCCCTTGTTCGTGTAGAATTCTCCAATGCCCCCATTGCCTAGATGTTTTAGGAGCTTTCCATTCTTGCAAAATCCACGAGCTAGAATTTTTCTTATCCTCGCCGCCGACTCCGAATACAAATTCTAAGTTGTTGTCTTGAATATCCATTTCTGGAATATTTGTAGGAGTTCTATCACCGCCGTTAGCAAAGATGATGATATCTTCCGGAAACTGTTTTCTAACTTCTAGTATGGCGTCTTTAGATGATCCGTCAGCATCGTCAAACTCATAAACAATACCGTCTACACATTTAATGTTGGCTACGATATCTGCTCGTTCTTTGCAGGACATAAAAGGAGACCCCTTCTTGCGTGTTAACCATGCATCTGAGTTAACTCCTACAAGGAGTATGTCTCCTAACGCCTTCGCAGCATTGAAATAGGCTATGTGTCCAGAATGTATAGGATCAAATCCGCCAGTAACTAATACGATTGTTTTCATGCAGATATTTATCTGCGTATATTATTGGTGATTTAAAGAGTGGCGTCTTCGAGTCCGGCAGTGCGGAGTTTAACGATATTTGATACCTGCCACTGTTTGATATCAAGTGCTTTAATAATGCCTAACCACTTGTTTCTTAACAGAGCGAAGTCATTAATGATCTTTTCAAAATCAACAACATCGGCCTCGCCTTCTACAAATTTCTCGCAATCTCTAGAGCTCAGTGCTCTCTGATAATTTTCAAGATATTTACGGAAGTGGCTGCTGCGCAACCTGCGAAGCTCGATGTTGAGGTATTCTAATATACCTTCGATTTCTTGTAACTGATTAAATCTATTTTCAACGATGCCCGGCATCTGTGACGAGATCTTTTCTAAACTACCAGATACCTTACAATCAAACTTTGCTTGAAGTAATTCGGTTTCGTAATAGGCCACAGCATCCGGAATGGAACTAATATCTTTTGAAACTTTATCGTACCAGTTCATTCGTCCTCTTCTTCGTAGCCGTCATAGCTGTCGTATTCTTCTTCAATTTCTTCACCGTCAATGGCATATTCGATAGCTTGATCTAGATACGGGTCAATGCCCTGAAGACTATCTAAAATTGAATCTTTAATACCATGATCGACTAAAGTATTGATAAAGTCTGCGGCAACATCTTTCCTTGCTTTTTCTGGAATATGTTCCACCATTGATGTCCAAAGGTCTGCAATTAAATCTTCTTTCATTCTACGCTCTCCGTTTCAGGTTCAACTGTAGTAGTTATCCCAGATTCAGTTTTTTCCCCATGTTTAGAAATGTCCTCCATTGCCTTATCAAGGCCTTGATTTTCGTTTCGTTCCCATGCTTTGCGGAATTGCTTGATGATTTCTCCGTCAGCAGTTGTGTATACTAGGCTATTACCTTCTTTCTTGAGCATACCTTTGGCTTCAAACAAGTCGACCAGTCCACTATATGGATTCATACCTGTTTCATAAGGAATCTTAACCTGTACACTCTCAAACGGTTTAGCATAACGTGTCTTCATTACCTTACATGCAGCACGAATACCTTTTACCTCAGAGATTTTATTGCCGTCTTCATCTTCTTTAAGTTTGAGTTTACGCATAGCGACAACAATACTCGAAGCATAGATAAAGCCTTGACCACCACTGATCTTGTCATCTGGATCAAACATATCCTGACTTGCGTATGTGTGATTAGTACATACCATACCAATGTTATATGCTCCAAACATATTAACGCAGTTACGAACCAGTGCTGTCAGTGCCTTAGGTTTACGACCCATGTCACCTTTCATATCACCTGCTTGGAACTGATTAACGTCTGTTGGAGTTAACAACATACCTAAGCTGTCGACAATAAACAATACTTTTGGACGATCAGTTTCGTCCATCGTTTTATATTCTGCAATGAACTCAACAATAGTTTTTGCCACATCGTCGATCATTGCCATATTAAGTTTTAACAACTTGTCTGGACTAGTGTCAACCCCTAATGCTTCTAACCATTTTTCGTCAAGCGCATTTTCTGTATCAATTAAGATAGGATAGATACCTTGTGCTTGTGCGTTCTTAACTAGATTGCCTGAACAAATAAACGATTTGCCTGCACCCGATTCACCGGCGAATACTGTTACCTTGCCTAGCGGAATACCTTTATTGAAATCGCCACTAATAAGATAGTTTAGTGCGAAATTGTTTGTACTGACCCAATCAGTCGGATCATTAAAGCCAATACTAAGACCTTCAATACTCTTAGTAATTGACTTTCTAAATTTAGAAATATCAAATGCTTTTGCCATATTATTTTGCCCTGTTGAAAAAAGAGTGTGAGTTACCCCACACTCTTATATTAGTCTTACTGCTTTTGACGATTGCGAATCATGGCCAAAATATCTTGAGCCTTGCTTGCGCCATCAGTGTTTGCAGGTGCTGCCGCTGTTGCAGGTGCACTTGCTACTGGTGCTGGTTCGTCATCGACTTGGTCATCAACTCGAGCTGGAGCACTTACTGCCGCTGGTTTATTAGGATCACCTGTCGCTGAACCTAAGCCTGCTGGCTTGAAGTATTGACCCCAACGTTCTAAGTCATATGCTTCGCCGTCAACTGACGCTTCAAACATTTCCTTCATAACTTTCAACTCAACATCTGTTGGTTTCTTAGGAAGGAAGTCGTTTAAGTTAAACAGACCGTGACTGTCAATTGCTGCTTTCTCAATATCAGTTAGAGCACGTTCACGACGTGACCATTTACTTGTTGAATAGTCAGCAAAGCCGCCTTTTGATGTTTTAGCAATACGGAAGTCAAGACCTTTCAAGTAGTCTGTTGGCAACTCATCTAACTCTGGATCCATTAGAGCTGAACGGATGATTTGATAGATTTGAGGACCGATAATAAATCTACGAATTGGATTCTCTGGAATTTTATCTTCGCGGATTGGAT